TAGCGGTGAATCAGGGAAGGGATTTAGGTTGAAAGTTAACCGGGACGACCCCTGATAGTCCCGATTAACACAGGGCTAAGCGACCCGAAACTCTTGAATAAACAGGGGGCTATTGCCCTTTTTAAAAGGAAGCAACACTAAAAAAACAGCAACATGACAACAGAATCGCAGAGTTCAGACGAGAAAGCCCCCGAAGTGGTGGCAGCGGAAAACAAACCATCGATTCAAGAGCAAATCGATTTCATTGAAGATAACATCAATGCCTCCATCACTGATATTGAAACGATCAGCAAGAGCGATGATGAAGGTTCTTCGGAAGAGGACAAGAAAACTTTCATCGATCAGATGAAAGAGCACAAATCGATTCTCAAGGCGATCAGAGATAATTTGATTGCGGTTAAAATCTACAATCTAAACGCTGAGCGCGGAAACCTTGAGCCAATCACCGACAGAAACAAAATCGGCCTGATGCTGGCAAGCAATATCGATAGCCAGATCGTTTATCTAGATGCTTATTTAATGCAGTTGCGCAAAGATGCAATGCATGATCTGCAACCGTGGATGGAAACGGATATGGTTTACTCTATCCAGATTCTCAACACGCTCAAGATGACGAAGTGGTTTGTGAAATCAATCACTGACGAACTCACGAACATGCCCGGCAATCAGCCAACAAACATCAATGAAGAATTGACAGAATTGGTTAGCGCACTCAAAGAAGCGAAAGAAACCATTCGTTCACTTCATGGAATTGGAACGCCCGATGCCGAGGAAGAAAAGATTTGGAAAATCTACAACGGCAATGCGCCCGAAATGAAGCGGCTCAATTCAGTTCTCGAAAAATATGTAGATGAGGAGGTGAGCCATGAATAACTATCACATTGAATTTCCATGGTGGGCCGGAGTGCTTTTCGTGATGTTTGTAATCGGACTTCTCTGCCTGTTGGCTTATTATATGTATGAAGCCTTTTTAAAATTCCTGCTTGTTTGGAAGCATGGTCACAGAGACGTAATCGTAAATATCGACACTCTTCATAAGGGCGATATAATTATCAAGAACGATCAAGGGATACCGATCGAAGAGCTTCAAACAAAAATAGCCGAAACGCTTTTGAAAGCAGTTAAAGAAAGTGAGGTGAGCGATGTCTAGGATCAAAGTATTATCACTTCAGCAGCCGTGGGCGCATTTAGTTATTATCGGAGAGAAGCAGTTCGAAACGCGAGGCTGGCAAACGCATTACCGTGGAGAGCTTTACATCCATGCTTCAAAAAGTTTTGCAGGGTTGAACTTGGAATTATGCCAACTCGATCCGCATTTCAAAAAGGCGATTCCTGATCCTTCAAAACTCAAACTTGGTGCGATCATCGGAAAAGTAAAATTGGTTCATTGCTTACCGACAGAAGAATACAAATTCGTTGAAAGTCTTTCTGAGAAGGAAAAGGCTTTTGGAGATTATCGTCCCGGACGGTTTGCATGGGTCTTAGAAAATCCAGAACCCATCGAGCCGATTGAAGTTTCAGGCAATCTCAATATCTGGAATTTTGAAATGAAGGAGGTGGCTCATGGATAATCAACCAATCATCATCCTTACCACAGAGCAGAAATTACTCCGCACTAAGATCGAATTCATCTTTCGCTTAATGTTCGATTTGGGTGGCAGTGTCCCGCTGGTGATGCCTGATCCTCAAATGCAATTGTTCTTTCTCTCTCAGGTGCTCACCGCTTGCGTAAAAGTTTTTCACCAGACACGCGAGGATGGAAAGATTGACCCGGCAACAAAACCATCGCCTCACGCGATGGAAGTTGGCCGCGCGCTGCAAGGCTGCATGAACGAGCTCTTCAATGAGCTCGAAGCGAAAGAGAAAATTGTTACCAACATTCCGGTAATGGTAAGACTGGCCCCGATCTATACGAAGCACGTGAACAAAGTTGCAGCGGAGATTGAGCGCATTTATGGCAAGCCGGAATTGATCAAGCCACAGGGAATGTTCATTGTTAAAGATGCAGAGGCATGAGATTTAAGCGTGTCACTCACCAATTCAGTTTGTTTGACTTCAACACCATGCGGCCAAAGAAGAAAGTACCAATTAGTGCCGAGCGTGTGCGTGAAGCTAAAGCAGCAATTGAGCGTGGTGATACGCGAACGTGTCTCAATGCATTGCGCGAGATACGCTATCGATTAGAAGCATTCGAATCTCGATTGTAAAAACCCAAACCCGAATCACCTTAAACGTAACATGGCAAAAGTTCTAGGCTTAAAGCAGCTACTCCAGCGCACTTATGATTTTCTTGAAAATCTCCCTCCTGAAATTATTCACAGCTTCGGAAAGCTCACAAGTAATTTCATCATGATCATTTGGGGAGACTCGGCTAATGGCAAAAGCAATTTGATGATGCAGCTTCTCGCCATCCTCATGAAATATGGAAACGTGCTTTATGTAGGACTCGAAGAAGGCTTTGAAGCCACCATGCAACTCAATGCGCTCCGTAGCCTGAATGAAGAAAGTCACTCCGGCAAGATTCTTTTCGCTGATCACGAAATGAGTTATGAGGAATTGATTAAGCGACTCAAAAGAAAGAAGAGCCCGCGCTTCATCGTGATCGATAGCATTCAGTACTGGAATATCACCTATGTTCAGTATAAGGCACTTAAGGAAATGTTTCCGAAGAAGACTTTCATTTTCTTAAGTCATTCGAAAGGGAAAATTCCAGACGGAAAAACAGCAGACAAAATTCGCTATGACGCAGGGATCAAAGTGCATGTGGATGGATTTGTTGCTTTTGTGAAAAGCAGATACGGAGGAAATAATCCCTATGTGATTTGGGAGGAAGGCGCGAAGAAACATTGGGGCAAGAAGTATAAGAAGATCATTATTCCGATACCTAAAACCAAAACTGATGAACCCATTCATAACACTTCACGAAGTATGGAAAGCAAAGTCGAAACACATTCAAGAGAAGATTCAGGAGTTGTTGAAAGCAAAGTCGAATCCCATACAACGGAAGCTGCCCACACTTGAAGAGCAAATAAATTTCGTGAAAGGTGCGCGTGAGCTTTTGGAAGTTGAAAGGAAGGCCACGATCATCATCGACAGCGATAATACCGAAATGCTTAAAGCGATAGAAAACAATTTGACAGAACTAAAATTTATCGAATGAAACGGTATCTCATCACCTCCGCAACATTCAGTGGAGAAATTCAGGTGCTCTATGGAGCTGCGGCTGACAGGCCAAGCAAACTCCTTTACATTGATTTTTTGAATTGTGATTTGACTGAGGAGCAGCTGCAATTTTTCAAAACGAATGTCCCTGTTTTTTATAGCGAAGAGAATTTCAATAAAGCTTTTGAGAAAGCGAAGTCGCTCAATATTCAGGAGCAAGGTTATCGCATCACGTTCGAAAACTTTTGGAGCAAATACAATCTCAAGCACAACAAACTTCGCGCTGAAAAGCAATGGAACAAATTAAGCGAGGCCGACCAGGTGAATGCCTATTTCGGACTTCGCAGTTATGAAAGGCACTTAATGCTCAACACATGGAAAAACAAAGCAGAGCCAGAGACTTATTTACGCGACCGTTATTGGGAAAGCGAATGGAAGTGATCACAACACCCGCACAGAAAACTTACCGCGCAGGCGATAAGGTAATCATCACAGGACTTGTAATGATTTTCAGTCATTATATCATCACGCCCAACGGTCAAGTTCCTTTCTTCCATTACTACATCAACGGAGAGCAGTTTGGATATATCAATCACGACTTAACACAAGCACTATGACGACAGAACAAAAACTAAAGGAACTGAAAATCATCAACGAGAAAATTGAAGAGATCGAGGAGAATCTCGAACAGCTTCAAATCGAAAAGCCATTTGCTCTTGAGATCGATGAAAACGATAAAGAGACACGGTCTATTCTGATCACTCATTACGAGAATCGGAGAGAGAAAATTATTAATACGGCTAAGGAACTAATGAAGTAATAAACTTTTAAACCACAGTAAATATGAAAACAATGGAAGTACAAATCCCTTTCGTAATACCGAACGGGTTCGAAGTAGATAGCTTCGATTTGAAATCCTTGAAATTGAAATTAAAGGAAAAGCCGAAAGATGTAAAAGAGCGCATCAAAACCGTTGATGATCTTCTTGCTGATCACGGCTACACGCAAGAACGGTTTGATCAGTTAAGCAAAGATTTGTCTTCAGACGAAAAAGCATACCGCTTACTGAAGTTGCTCACGCTGTCACTCAATGAAGGATGGTTTCCTGATTGGGACAATAGCAGCCAGCCAAAATACTATGCTTGGTTCTATATGGGCGGTTCTTCCGGCTTTCGGTTTGACGGCTGCGATGCTTGGTACTCGATTTCGTATGTCGGCTCTCGCCTTTGCTTCAAAAGCAGCGAGCTAGCAACGCACGCAGGGAAACACTTCACAGAAGTTTATAAACAATTCATGTCAATCTAATCACTATGAAAAATTTCAGCGACTTAAAAACGTTCGAAGATGCTTGCAAGGTTGAGCGTCTTGACCCAAAGAAATCAATTCCTGATTTCAAAGCCTTTGCACCAAAAGACAGAAAGGCAATGATTGCACACACCAAACTTGTGATCATTGTGAGGGCTGCAAATCGATTGGCCAACAAAGGCAAAGCATGGAAGCCTGATTGGAACAATAACCAGTGGGACAAATATTATCCTTGGTTCTGGATGCAGGGCGGTTCTTCCGGCTTTCGGTTTTACGACTACGATTATTGGCGCTCGGCTTCGCATGTCGGCTCTCGCCTTTGCTTTATCTCGTCCGATGTAGCAACGCACGTGGGCAAGCAATTTGAGAAGTTGTATAAGGATTATTTCACACTTTAAAAGAACAGGTTGTGCGGTGGTTGGGCGGTTCTTCCGGCTTTCAGTTTAACGACTACGATAATTGGAACTCGAATTCGAATGTCAGCTCTCACCTATGCTAAAGACTTACTATCGCAGACCTTGCCTCTTGGCAAAAAATAACGTGAACAAAATCTAAGGCGTTGGTAGCGCAAGCGAACGCGACTTATGAAAAGCAAAGGCAATGAAAAGAATAGGCAAATGAGTAACCTCGAACAAATAAAAATCATTTACACGCTGCTCGGCAAATATGACTTGCGCGAAGAGAAAGAAAACATTGTGAGTGCTTTCTCTGGTGGCAGAACGAGCAGCGTGCGCGAATTGAAAATGAACGAGGCCAGCGCACTCATAGCCCACTTAAAAAGCATGGATGCCATAGACAAACGGTGCGATAAAATGCGCAACAAGATTTTGAGCTACGCCCATGAAATGGACTGGACGATCAAGGGCAAAGTAGACATGGCACGAATTAATAACTGGTGCCTGAAGTTTGGACACCTGCACAAGCGACTTGATGATTACAAGTATGAGGAGCTGCCTACCCTGGTAAGCCAGTTTGAAGAGGTTTATAAAGGGTATTTGAAGAGCGTTTAATGGGTGGCTATATGCACCTCAATTGCATATAGCCGATTGTTAACGGATTTGGTAGTTTTGATTTTACACTTAACCAACAGCAACATGAAAAAGATAATCACGATCCTCGCCCTTCTATTTTGCTTAGAAAGTCAAGGGCAAATTTTCAATAAAAAGCAGGAGCGTTATGATGACTGGCCATTCACATTGGAATTTATTAAGGTCGGGCAAAGCATTGATAGCGTTTTGAATTGGATGAAAGGGATGAAAACTACGCAAGAAAAAAAAGCTCTAGTCTATACCAAAAGATCACAAACAATTAATCCGAAGACAAGAGAAGTGCAGACGCATATAGTAATGGGAACGGAAAAACTTTGGACAATTACTTCTCGAAATGAAAATCACGCAATGAGACATAATATGTATGAGTATCACTTCGACCCGAATACATGGATTTGTGTACGCATGGAGGTTACTCCTGATAATAATTCGATAACTGAAAAATTCCTTCTTTCAAATTCATTTACAAAGACTGATACTTCTTTCCTTTCTTCAGATACCCGTGTGAATATTGTAGTGAAGGCAGGAAAGATAATTATCTACTCCAATCCAAAAATTGAACTTATTCCTAGTAAAATGAACGAAAGAAGAATTGATAGTCTTTCGAAGGCTAAAAATATTCTAACCAAACCATCCATTCAGCAACAGCAGCAACCAATAATTGAGCAAACTCAACCTGATACGAGGAAATATTACACTGGCGCAAAAGGGGGTTGTTATTACTATAGCAATAGCGGAAAGAAGGTTTATGTCGATAAAAGCTATTGTAAGTGAAATTTGAAAAAACGAAACGGTACATTTTTCAGAAGGATTTTTATATATTTGCTCCTGACAACAGTATCTATTCTCATGGAGCAAACTAAGAAAGCTCAAAAATCTGGCAGGCGAACCGGTGAAAGTCCGGAGACTTATCTATGCTCCGCATGGGTACTGTTGTCAGCGACCTGCCTCTTTTATTATGACAACAGTAAAAGTCAAACGTCAACACGCTATCAAGGATAGCAATCTGACAACGAATAGCTCACGACACGAGCTACCTCTCATTCAGCAGGGCGATAATATTCTTATCGATGCCCGATTACTCCATCAACAATTAAAGGTTGGCCGTGATTTTTCAAACTGGATTAAAGCCAGAATTGATGAATATGGATTTGAGCCAAGCAAGGATTTCTTTTCTGGGATAAATCGCTCGCCAAATTTGGCGAGGAAAAGAGGAGGCCATAACAGAATCGATATTCATTTAACTATCGACATGGCTAAAGAGCTTTCCATGTTGGAGCGGAACGAAGTTGGAAGGGCCATCAGGCTTTATTTCATCCAAAAAGAAAAGGAAGCCAGAGCCATCAGCCATTTGCCCAAAGAAGCTGCTCTCTTCAAAGGCTTGAAATCAAAACAACTGAATGACCGCATCCTGTTTCCTTACAAGGAGATATTGATACGGTGCGGCTACAAGGCTTCCAGCAATGGCAACCGGAGGGATCGGTACTGGATGCATTTTGTGAAGGAGGATAATCACCTCTATGTAACCGAAGAATTCAGTTTGCATTTGTTCAGGCAAAAGCAAGTGATCAACAACCGCGCTGCAATGGTAAGCATGCAGCCAGTGCTCCCTCTAAATTTTGGTGATCCTAAACAACTGAGCTTATGACAATCGTGAATGAAGATGGATGTGAACTGGTGATTGTGATGTACGAAACCAGCCCTGAAGAAATGCGAGTGAAATACATTCGTTCTATCGCACCTCACTTGGCACACTATGCGCTTAATCCTGACAAGCGAAAAACAGATCATGAAGATGCCGCAGTGCTCAGTGATCTTTTGCAGGAACTTTCACAAGTAAAAAAACCTTCTTGCGCTAACAGCTATGGAAGGCAAATAAGATAGCGAATCAGCAAAACGAAGGAGTGAGTGAGTCCGAAAGCCCAGGGAAACTTGGGCTTTTTTTATTCCTTATTATTCTTGAGGGCTTTGAGGATGGTGCTTTGAGCGAGGCAGAACTCCAATGCAAGCGTGTTCATTACATCATCATAGCGGATGCGCCTGTCATTATGCAGCTCATTAAAGCGTGAGCGGATGCGCTCGTTACGAGCTGCAAAATTCTTCTTCTTGATGGCTGTGATTTTCTCGATGTGCTTGTTGACAGCGAACTCGCCCTCGAAAAGGGAAAGTGTTTGTGGTGTTTTCTCTTCTTGCTCTTCTGTCATTGAGCACAAAATAAAAAAGAATTTTACTTAGCAAACACACAATGCAAATATTTCTATGGCAAAGGAACCTTTACCACTGAGTTGATTTGGAGCGGCACGTTCGTTTGAGTTTGAACGACAGGGTTTGCGGCATGATCATACATCACGCACTTAAAACGCTGCTTCGTTACCATCAATGATTTGAGCATGTGCGGTGGCTGAATACCTACCCTTGCAATAGTACCAATCACCCGCTGATCGTTTGAAGTATTGGCAAGAGAGCTAAAGGCATCGAGATAAGAGAGCTTGCTGCTCCAGTTGAGAAGTGTGCGAAATATTTTGTCCATGATCACGGCATGGTCGGTGGCGTTTACTTTTTAAATACGCTTATCGTTTTCATAGACATTAGTTGTGACGAAGTGCAATGTCCACTCCACATCTGCCATCTGAATATTAAAGCCAAGCTGTTGTAGTTCAATCTCCGCAGGGAATTCGATATATACACCCGGATCGGCAACCATTGGTTTGCCATCCTTGCTAGTGGAATCGTACTGGCGTAAAAACCAATCGACCTCCTTCAGTTCGGTCACATCGGCCTGAAGTTTCTTTTTGAGGATTTGATAGGGATAGGTGTACATGGGTTATTCGTTAATCGTTATCCGAATATTTTATCAAGCTTTTCGTCAATGCGTTTATCTACTTTCTTTTCTACCACTGGATTTTCTTCTCCATGCACGGGCATAAATTGGCGTTGGGGCATCTTGAATACATATTTTCCAAAAGCCTTTCCTTCAAGTCCTTCATTGTGAATTTGCGCATAAACAATATCAGTACCCACACTCACATCCATTCCACTCTTTTGAGCTTTTACTTCTTTGTGAAGGGTTCCTGTTCCTTTGCCAATCAATATTCCTCTTCGATCATTACGCGCTCTAAGTTTACCGCTCCTTTTGAAAGTGTCGTCTTTATCATTTTTACGTTTATCCCATTTGCTACTCTTACCATCTTGAAATTGCTCCTCTTCAAAAGAATTATCTACTTGATCCTGCAATTCCATTTCAACAAATTCAGGAAGCTCAATCGTCAAAAATGCATGCATCTCTTGTGCGGATTTATGAAAGTCGTCTCCGAGCGATTGGCCAGTCTTAATGTTGCGTATCATTCTTTCACGTGTTTAGCTTCCCATTCCTTTTGCATCTTCTCCGCTTGCTGCCTGATCTTCGCGGCCTGATCATTGCCGACCTCTTTGATGAATGGATGTGCATCTGTGAAAACCTCTCCGGTGATGCCCACATTGTTTTGAAACATATCTTTCACATCGGGGAAAGACTTTGGCATTACTGAAGGAGTGTCTTCGCTTCTCCATCGCGTATAGCAGCGGCAATTCCAACCATTGGGGGGATAATAAGTATTCCAAAAGTTATTGACCGTTCCGTCTGCATTATGAATGGCAAGCACTGCACCATCAAGCTCGCGGTGAGTATCGCGCACACGGCCATCCTTTTGCGTGAGGTAAAGTAATTTACCTCCGCGTGCTTCTACTGCCTTCCAATTTTCTGCGGCTCTTCCTGCTGCTGTGGCATAGTTGTATTCAGCCTGCAAATAAGTCTTGTTATACTTTTCATTGATGGCGAGTGCATGCTTTTTGAATTCGCTAAACGGCACCGGCTTATCGTCTGGCCCGGTGAGTTCTTTCACCAATTCAATGATGTTTAAGTGGTTCTTAAAGGCCGCAAAAACATTGACGTTTGAACGTAATTCCAATATGAATTTGTCTGCCCTCGTAAACTCTCCCGCAGGATTGATTCCATAACCTTCAGCCACGGCCTTCCACAGTTCATCAGTGGTGGCTTGCCAAGTGGCTTCGTCAATATCTCCTGCCTCAATCAGTTTGTTATAAACCTTATCGGTTATTTCCTGAAAGAGTTTTGACAAATCAACATTGCCCGAAGCTTCGGGATGAATTAAATTTTTTGGATAGAGCTCCGCGACTGCCTGTGTTACCTGAACAAGCCTTCCGGAGCTGAAGGCTTTTTTCCCTTGCTACCTCCAGAGCTTTGCGTTGGTTTGGTTGGCTTCTTCGGATTGCCCTGTGCATCGAGCTCTTCATCACCGTCCGGTTCTTCTTCTCCGTCTTTCTCAATATCGAGATAACGGAACTCACGGTCTTGCAATGGATATCCTTTATCAATGAGGAAAGGGAAAAGCGTTTCATTGTTGTAAAACGTTTCGCTTCGTTTATTATCCTCAATGAATTCATCCTCGGTGCGTTCATGCACTTCGGCAGACCCGGCAAACGCTTTTACATCCTGACTTCCGGTTTGGCCGTTGATGAGCTTGCTTATCATTTCATCGCAGTACTTGGCTTTCTCCAAATAAATCTTGTGCGCGTTTTGTCCCTTAGAAGATTCAATGATTTGCACTTCATCCTGATCATCGAGTATCACCCAAAGATTGGAACCGAACTCACTAGCCATTTGCTCAAGCCTTGTAATTTCCTTTTGATCTTGGCTCGCAGATTTTATTGCAAGAATTGGCATGCCGTACTTTTCACTGTGTCGGCTCCAGTCGGTGCGCGAATAATTTTTCCAAATCACTTCCTTTGAAGCAATGAGCAACATGCCGAGATCATCGTGCTCACCAACTTCAAGCAACCATTTGTTGAAAGGAGGCTTGCGATAAGGAATGCCGGAGCTATCGCCCACGTTAATGAGAATCTCTCCAGTCTCCGGGCGTACATGCTCGCGAGGGAAAAGCTTCACATCTTTAAACTCCATCGTTAAACCTTTCTCTGTGCTCTGCACCATCTGACCAAACTCAATGAGTGTGTGACCGTAAAAAGGAGTTTCATGCATGAGATACCTGAAGCGATGAAACCAAGTTTTCTGAAGAAAGCGAGTTGCATTTTCATCGATGGTATCAGTGCCTTTGATGAACACAGCAAACGGTGAACCGATGGTCTTCAAAATGTTATTGCGTATTGCACTTTTTGTGTGGGGCTCACGCACGGTCTGGCGATAGACTTCATACAACAACCACCGATTTGGAAATTCGGGATTTTCGGCAGCGAGAATTGCAGAGACTAATTCGTCCTGCTGCATCTGCGCCATGAAGCTCCTGCGCTGAGTAATATCAAAACTCAATCGTTTGCTGTCGTTTTC